GGGAGTAGGGTGTCTAAAAAACGCCGCGAGGGTTCAAATCCCTCCTTCTGCGCCAAACAAGAAACCCCGTAGCCGCAAAGGCTACGGGGTTTTTGCTTACTGCTGCAAGGCTTTGACAGACTTTAAATCTTGCAAATAACGCAACACAAGGTATTAAAATTACAATGTTTTTACAACGAAATTACCCATGAAATTACCCATGAAAAACACCCCCGGGGGATTCCCTGGGGGTGTTTGCTTTATACCTTGCCCAGCCACTTGGCAAACCGGTACAGCACCAGCAGCAGCTGCCGGCGGGTCACGGTATTGTCCAGGTGCATCTGGCCGTCTGCGTAGCCGGTCATGATCCCGGCGTTTTGCGCCCACTCCTGGGCGGTTTGGACTTCTTGCGTTTCCATGCTTGCCTCCTCATATACGGGCCGCACAGCCCCGATAATCTGCGACATGGTGCGCGTTCGGCGCATAACCTCGCCGCCGTTGCTGTCATTGCCAACCGCGGTATTGCCTTCGATGGCCACCACGCAGGAGCCGCCCGCGGTCTCAATGATCCCGCAGTGGTCCGGCACACCGTCCCGGCCCCAGTCATAGATCACGATGTCGCCGGACTGGTATCCGCCAGTGACCCACATTCCAGCGGACTGGGCGGCTGCCCGCAGCGCGGAGCAGGACGCTGTGCGAATGGGCAGCTCTACGCCCGCCTGCTGGCAGCACCACATGACAAACATGACGCACCAGGGGCCGGTCAAGCCGTACCAGCTGGAATACTTGACTTTGTTGCTGCCGGCCGGGGACTCTTTGGTCCCCAGCTCAGCCCTGGCAATGTCAAGCAGATGTGCCGCCGTTGCCATCAGACACCGCCTTTCGCTCCGCCTGCGTCCCGAAATAGAACGCGATCACGACGGTAAAAACCGTCAGAAACTGCTCCGTGGTGACCTGGCCCGCCACGGCCAGGTATGCAAACACCAGGGTCAGGACGACCGTGACGATGCTTTTCACCGTCAGCAGATTGGCAATCCGCTTTCTGATCTCAGTCATCAGCGCTTCACCGCCTTCACGGCATAGCCCAAATCATCATAGGTCACGTCGTAGATGCCGCCCCTTGTGCGCTGGGCAACGGTCAGGCCCGCCAGCTCTTCTCGGCGGGACATGTCGGGCTTGTCCGGCACTTCCACGGCGGGCTCGCCGGGCTTGAATCCGGCTGCCATTTCCGCCTCGGTCCAGCCGCGGCCAGCCTTGTCAGGATCAAACCGGAAGAGAGCACCAGCCTTTGCAAGCTCCTCGTTGGCTTCGTCGGCAGTGAGCGCATTGGCCTTGTAGGCCTCCACAATAGCATTGATGTCCATATGTATCTCCTTTCAAATTACAGCCCAATGCGGGCCAGAATAAACGTGATAATTGCTACTACCACAGTCCATATAATTTTCCCTTTCAAGTCATCCACAAAGGCCTGCGGCTTTTTTTGTTGGGTTTCCTGCCATTCCAGCAGCTGGTCCAGCTTTTCCATGATTTGCTTGTACTGCTCGTTGCGGGCGGATTCTGCCCGTTCCAGTTCTCGGATTCTATCAAACAGCTGAGAATGGGTTTCCCGCGCCTGCCGCCGGTATTCGTCCACCTGCTTTTCCAGCATTTCAGCCTTGGCAAGTCCCAAACAGTCCCGGGCGGGGTCAATAATGCATTTTTCTCCCACAGGATCACCTCACAGGTAATATTTGGGCCGTTCCCCGCCCTCTACGCTCCAGCGCATCCAGTCGAATGCCGGAATAAAAACCAGGCACAATCCAAACCAGATAGCCGCAAACTGCGGGCAAATCTGCCCCATGAAATTGCCGGGCAGATCGGAATAGTCCCAAACGCCCAGCCCCAGCCAGATGTTGAGGATCAGCCCCGCCGCCAGCTCCACAGCGGTCACCAGGGCAGCGCAGGCCAGCGCCTGGAGCCACAGCGGCACCGCCCAGGGCAGCTGCTCACCGCACCGCTCCACGGCTATGGTAAGCAAGATGGCCAGCACCAACATAGTCCAGGAGATCATTTCTGGTTTCCCGGTTGCGGTTTTCCAGGCCACCTCTAGGAGGAAATAGATCGTGCCGCCCCAGAACCACAGGAGCATCGACAGCACCCACCGACCGGCCCGGCTCATTCGGTCACCTCCGGGACGCTGTCATAGTTCACAACAATAGCGTCCAGTTCCTCCCGGGTAGCAGCACTGCGCATGGCAACTTCCTGAGTCTGCTGATAGCTCACCAGTGCTGTGACCCGGGAATCAATAGCAAAGGCCAGGGCGGATAGATCCTGGAGCGTCCACTCCCGGCACACCTGGCCGGTGGAGTTCCAGGTCAGCGTGTAGGGCTGGGAAAGCGTCTGGGCCATGGTAGCCGCCATGATCTTGCTGGTGAGCTGAGCCTGCTTCTCAGCCGTGATGCTGTACTGCTCGCCGTCGGTCCAGGTAATGGGATGCGTCTCCAGGTATGTAGCCAGATCCGCTTTGGACTGGGCAATCCGCGACTCGATGGCACCGGAGAGCGGATTGGTGGCCTCCATGGCGGCGTTATAGGATTCCTGATCCGGCTCCCAGCCAATGACAACACCAGACTCATCCTGCACCAGGTTTTTCACAAACGGGAAGGTTGCCGGGATTTCCAGATCATCCGAAACGAGGGCCCATCCGTCTGGTACTTCAATGTCAAAATCTGTTTTTCGATTTCGATGTGCACCATTTTCCAGCGCTACCAATTCAACAATTTTCATAGACTTTCTCCGATTTATCCAAACGATATCCAGCGGTATGTGGTTCCAGATGTGTTTAATTGGTAAGAAGCTTTTTCTGTATTATACCAGCTGATTGTTGCCCCAGATTGAGACACAGCGCAATCTCCATCTGCAAGCGATGAATACACGTTAACCTGAGTAATACCAGGAAACCAAAAAAACCATTCCATTGGTTGATTGCTTGAATAAAAGCTGGGAGGGTCTTTGGTAACAATCAAAAATTTCGATGTATTTCCTGTGTTAATGGAATTAGGAGATGATTGACCATAATTTCCATCCCCAACATAACTTCCAGTAGTAATGCGCGGAACTCCGTTTGTTGCGATTTGTGACATCAAAAGTGAAAGATTGTGCTGGCCAAATACTTGGTAACTCTGTGATTCGTCGGACGTAAAAAGGGTAATTCCAGGAGCGCCATTTAACCCTTTGACGCAAAAATTCCCAGCGACATTTCTGTCCCCAAATGCAGCGTCATCTCCGACATTATTCCAGGCAGAATTTGCAAAATTGAGTGGGCCAGAAACCGAGCCGCCCGACGAAGGAATTGCCCCAATCTGCCCAGGCGTAACCCCATGGGGGTTGTTTTTGTTGTTGATATGATTGGTCAGGTTGGTTTGCACCGCCGCTGCACTTCCAGCGGGATCATAATTCATGGCAGGCAACTGCGAGGCGGGGATTTTCCCGTCACTGCCCAGCGTGGGAAGCCCAGAAAACGCCTGCCCAATCTGCGTGGCCGCCTGCTGAGCGGCGTTGACCTGCTGCATGAGGTAGTTGTATCCGTGCTGCTGGGTAAGGCCCACGTCTGTTCCCTGCGGGCCAATGGTCTGGCCATATACCCAGTCGGTTGGAAGATCAGCGGGAAGTGGTGTTGTGATGGGATTATCAGCCATTTGTGCTCACTCCTTCTGCTACCGGGATGATGTGTTTCAAAATTGTGGAGGCTTCGACCGGAACGTAAACTGTGGAAGATGTCAGCACATTTCCGTCAGCGTCCAGAAGTTCCAACAGGTTAATTTCGGATGCTGATTCCTGAGAAACGGAATAGGTAACCGTCAGCGTAGATCCGGAAACTGATTTGTTGATGTCGGAAATTACCACGGACCCGTTGACCCGGGCGCTGGCAATGTCTCCAGATACAAAATTAGCTGTTCCGGACAAAAGCGCCTGCTGAATAGATGGCGTCGTCGGCATTTTAATCACTCCTTTGGACTGTTCTGACGCAAACGGAGAAACGCCCAGCCCCCATGCTCCCAGCCGATAATTATAGACCAACTGTGACAGCTCAATGGATTCGGACAGCAGCAGGCCGGTTTTTACATACGGCGTATTTACAAAAACAATGTGCGCCGGTTTGATGGCGTTGACGGTATAAGCCACCTCCGTGGCATACTGCTGGTTTTCTGCGCTGCTCTCGATGTACAGGGTATAATTTGGATAGTCGACGTTTACCGTCCACTGCCCCGGGCCAATCAGCTCATCCAATTTTTGATACAAAAACCAGATGGTAAACGGCGGCCGCGTAGAAATGCGGTTAAGCAAGCGAGTCTGCCGGAAGGCCAGCGTTTCAGTGACCAGGTTGGGGACAATCTTGAAAATCTGTTCCCACTGCGCCACAGAACCGGCGTCCATGGTCTGAAAAAAGAAGTTGTCCGCCACGGCGCCAATTTCCTGCGCCAGCGCCTGCATCTGCGCCTGTTCTGTCTGGCAAATTTGCTGATAGTCCAGGATCTCCCGATACCACGGCGGGAGCAGAGAAAGCATGTCATAGTCAAGCTCCAGATTATTCACTGAGCGTCACCGTCCCCATCACCGGGACCTGCTGCGTGGCGCCGGTCTCCGTCAAAATCAGGTCAGCTGTTCCACCGTTCAGCTGCACATTGGTGGCGTTTACCACTCCGGTGGTCCCCACGATGGCCGCCGTCACGCGGGAAAGATAAACATCGGCCGCATATTCAACCGTGGTAGATCCCAGCTGGGTCCCCCACGCCTGCCGGACCGATAAAAGATAGCTTTCTATGGCGGATTCAACCAACGGCTGCACCTGGTCAATGCTGTACCCAGCTGCCAGCGTCAGGGTGGCGGAGACGTTGACCGTCAGCTCCGTGGGGGCCACAATGGTGACCTGTGCGCCAATAGGAGCCAGGCCCAGACCAAGCCCAGAAGTGGGCGGGTCAATGGCATTCTGCACATTTTCGACCAGCTCAGCAGATGCGGGCATATAGTCAGATCCCAGCACGGAGCACTTGACGGTGCCCCCGCCGTTCCACGTGGGATACACCTGTACCGCGCCTACACCATCAATGGCCAGTATGTTCTGCTGATAGTCTGCAATGTTTCCTCCAAACGGGCGATTGTTCAAAGCGGAAATGATCCGCTGCCGGAAAGTGTCGTCTGTTTCCCCGTCATCTCCGGGGACCAGAATGTCCGTGATCTGCGCCGATGTCAGCCCCGGGACGTTGGTAATGGGGAGGATTGGCCCGGTGTAATCATTTCCGATGGTTCCCGGAGTCTCAGCGGTAAGCTGGTATTGATTTGCTGTGGACTCCGCTGCCGTCACAGAAAAGTTGATGGAGTTTTCCCCGTTGACCGTAGAAAACCGGGTTCCCATCGGAACCGCTGTATTAAATACGCCCAGGCGGACCGCGGGGGACGCAGGGTAGCGGGTCAGGCCAGCGATAACTCCCAGATAGTCCAATGATTGCCCTGTGGCCGTTTGGATAAATGCCTGCTGCTGCACCTGGTTCAAGGTGATATAAAATCCGGCCAAGACATAGGCCGCCGGAGAAATGGCCGTAGGGATGGGAGCTGAGTCCCGCTTGTCAAAGGTATCTGAGACCTGGGAAAGCATCTGCTGCCGCAGGGATGCGTATGTGTACTGAGAAAAATCAATCACGTCAAAGTCACCTCCACGGTGGTCTGCGTTTCTCCGTAAACGGTATTCACGGTAACGGAGCACGTCATGGAGCTCCCAGAAACGGAGTACTCAAAATTTGAGATTCCCCTGATCCGGTCATCCATGGTCAAAGCGTCCAGCATGCGCCGTTGGATTTCGGCGGCTACATATCCCGGGTCCTGCCCGATCAGCCCGTCCCATTGCATCCCGGTGTTGGGGGAATAAATCTGCCAGCGGAACCGTTCCACATTGAGGATAATTTCCACGGATTGGCGTACAGCCGCAAGGCCGTCTGCCGTCCCCTGAATGCGGTTGGCATCCTTGTCGATGTACCACGTAAGAGACGGCTGCTGCGTAAATGTCACGCCGGATGTGATGCTGGATGCGCCTGCCTCCGGTAATACTGCCATTAGTTCGCCCCCTCAAACACCCGAGACAATACGATAAATTTCTGCCCGCTTTGCACCCGCAGCAAAAGGACTTTGTCCCCTACTGCGAGAGCTCGGTTCAGGATGATATACCCGCCTTCCGTTGGGAGTGCTGTGCCGTTTTCATAGCAAGCAATACCGGACAGCGCCGAAGCGCAATCCGCCGATCCGCCGCCGGTATAACTGTCATGCACTGTAATGTCATGGATGTGCTCAAGGACTGGGATCTTTTTCTCCACAACGCTGGACGTCAGGTACAGAACGCTTTCCCGCAGAGGAGCCATGGAGGTGCTGATAGTAACTTCCAATGGATTGACTGCGGTTACAGTCCCGATCTGCAAATCTGACAGCTGGGCTGCCTGCATGCTTTCCTGCATCATCTGCTGAAGGATGTCTTTTAGTTCCATTTCGTTTCCTCAAATCGCCAGGGTATCAAACTCCATGGTGTGCACTTCATTTTTCCAGGTGTGGGTAACCTTTTCCAGCAGGACGTACTGGTCCAGATTGATGTCGCCCAAATCTGGGACCTTCATGAGCACCATCTGGCCCGCCCGCAAACCTGGGACGCCCATGGACTCTACTTTCAGCGTTCTCATGCGCCGGTTGTAGTACTCCAGGGACGCCTGTGCCTGCGCCTGAATCTGGGCGTCGTTGGCGTCGCTGTCAACTGTTTGATACAGCTGCAGCAGGCCCCACTGAGCAATGTTGTTGCTGTCCTCAGCCACAAAAGTCTCCCACAATCCCGTGGATTCATTGGGTCGGGCCAGCTTGATATAGTTGTATGTCTGGCTGTCAATGTCGGTTTTATAGGCGTAGTCAGTCAGAAGGGATTTCTCTCCAATGACCACGTTGGAAATCATGTTCCCTGCCTCCTGGAGCGCTACACCGTTGCCGTCATCATAAAACACAAAGATTTTTCCGGTGTTCAAAAGCGTCCGCTGCACGGCTTCTCCGATGATATCCAGACAGCCTTCGTCTTGCTTGATGTAGCTGGGCAACGCATACCCGGTGTCGTCGATCTGCCCCACGTCCACCTGCAGGTCTCCGGCAATCTGCTGGATGATCTGCCCGGCAGTCATGTCATAAAACGCATAGGAAGCGTTTGCCTTGAAATACCGCAGCCGGTCATAACAGGTTACTTTGATTACGCCCCATCGGTCTTTTTCCTTCGTGAACACCCATCCATAAAACTGGAGTTGACCATCTACGGAAAACCGCACAATGTCGCCCTCCAGAAAAGCGATGTTTCCGGACTTGATTAGGGTAAACTCAAACTTCCCGGGGGACCCGGTGCGGTTGGTGGTCCAGGTGGCCTCTTCCACGCAGTTGTAAACTTCCCAGATTTGACCGGTGCGCTTATTGGCAATTAAAAGCTCCATCGTCATGTCTGGCTCACCACCTGCAATGCGGATTTTGCAATCCAGCCCAGGGCACCGCCGCTTTCCGTGGTGATATGGATGGGGCATTGCCTGGACTCATCCACGATGCGGGATACCAATACCCGCCGGCCGCTTGCGCTGCCGGAGGATCCCGTGCCGTAGCTGGTGGCGTAATATTGCCCATTTGCAATGCACGTGGAGCCTACCACGATTTTCCCCTGCGGGATGTCCCGCTGGCGCTCCGTACTGACGGCCGCCGGGGTGGTAGATGTTGCCGCAGTCTGGATTTGCATTGTCTGCGGCGAATAATCCCGATATTCTGTCAGCTCCAGATCATAGTAAAAGTCGCCAGTCTCTCCGCCCTTTTCCGTGTAGGTAAACTGCGTCACCAACACCTGAAAGCCGGTATCTCCTTGCATAAATGGAGTCCCGTCCTCGTAGTAGCGAACCGGAGTGTAGATGAGCACGGCCTTTTCGTTCATCGCGGTGTCGAAAAAATTGATATAGAACTCCGGCGGCTGAAAGCCGTTGGAGGTCAGCACACCGGGGAATGATCTTCCGGGGAAAAAGCTGGATATGGTCACCACCCGCTGCTTGGGAATACGCGGGACCATAATGGGCCCGATCCCCAGCACGTTGTATTCATCGTTTGCAGTATCCTTAGACACCGGCAACTGCTCGGGATTGACGGGAAGGCGAACCACAGCCCCGTCCCGGGTAAAAAACAGTCCGAAGTTGTTTGCCATGATTCGCCTCCTTAAAATGCTCTTGCTGTGGTCTGCACGGACCCGGCCGCCACCTGCTGCACAAGAATATCCCGCAGGGCGTTAGCAAGGTTCTGCCGGTCCGCCGGGGTGTTTCCGGTGTTCTGGCCGGTTACATTGATGACCGGTGCCTGAGATGTCAGGTTGATATTGTTTACATACCGCCGCTCGGCAATGTCTACCAGGGACTGCAGATCTTCGTCCGTCATTTCCACGGACTTCTTGATCCCCTCTACACTGTCAGCGATTCCGGAAATCTGGTCAAACGTGGGGATATCGTCATAATTTCCCGCAGCATAAGTCTCCCCTGCTCCAGAAAACAGATTGCTCCCCCAGTTATACCCCGCAGAATATGCAGCAGACAGGTCAAACCCGTCAGTATGCTTCAGGTATTCTTTCAGCCCAGCTTCATCTTTTACGGACTGAGATGCTGACTTAACCCTGTTGTAAATCCCATCAATTCCGGAAGTGATATTGACCTCGACTCCGGGAATTGCATTGATAAGCCCCTCGATTCCGTGCGCCAGGTTTGAAACATATCCAAGGGCTGTGGTTACCATATCCAAAAACAGGGCTTTCACGGCTGCCACCGGATCGGTAAACACGTTATAAAGGAAATTGGCCAGGGATGCAAAGCCGTTGTAGATTGGGACAATGGTTCCGTTAATGATAAAAGCAACCAGGGAAAGCGCTGCGCCGGTAATAATTCCGGTTGCGGATACGCTGGACTCCGTCAGTTTGTTGTAGGCGGCCACGCCAGCATATAGCGCACCAACCAGCAGCATGACACCCATAACGACCCACGTAACAGGGGAGGCCAAAAGTGCCGAGTTAAAAGTAAATACCGCAGCAGATGCCGCCCCGGCGCTTCCGGTCAGCACACCATAGCCAATGGTCAACAGATTAACCACAAAATGATAAGCAGCCGTTGCTGTTGTGGCAATCGTTGTCCAGTGGGCCGCAACTTGGAACACAGCAAATGCCCCAGCGGCACCCATTACCAGCGGGCCAATGATCTGGAGATTGTTGGCCAGCCAGTTGATCCCGTTCAGGACTGGCTGCAGTTTTATGATTGCGGTGTTTTGGAAACTGGTCCACACCTGCGCCCAGGTCATAGGCATCTTCTCAAATTTGGCGTTTACCTCGTCTGCCACGTCCAACAGGGCGTTTTTGACCACCGTGGCAGTGATTTGCCCCTCCGATGCCATTTCCCGCATGGTGCCGGTAGTGACTCCCATGTATTCCGCGATGGTCTTTGCGATGGTGGGGGTCTGCTCCAAAATGGAGTTAAGCTCTTCACCTCTCAGGACTCCGGAGGACATCGCCTGCGTCAGCTGGAGCATGGCGGCGTCTGCGGCCGCCGTGGATGCGCCAGACAGCACGATTTGCTTGTTCAGCTGCTCCGCAAAGTCCACAAGCTCCTGAGAATTACCAAACGCTTCACCCGCCAGATTGCCCAGTTTGGCAACCATATTTGCGGTGTCTGTCAGTGCTCCACGGGACCGCTGCACGGACTCGTAGACTTGATTCATGGTCACACTAAACCGGTCCCCCATCGAGTCAAGACGGGCCGTGGTTTGCGAAATGGTATCAGACAAATTTAAGGTTGCCGCAGCTCCTTGAATGCCCAAGTATGCACTGGCAAGGTTTTTCAGGGTGTTTGCAAGGGAGCTGGCATTTTGTGCAGCAGACACTGCACTGCTCCCAAATTGAGTGTTTGCAGTTTGCGCTTGTCCGGCGGCGCTTTGGGCTCTCAGCAGGCTTTGAGTGTATCGGTTTACCGTTGGCGAAAATTGATCCTGAAGAACCAGTGTATCCTGAATAGTTGCCATGCGATCACCCCTTTACATTGGCCTGCGCTGCTTCCTGTTCTTTTTTTCGGGAATTTAATTCCCGAAGCACAAACAGCTGCACAAGCCGCCGTTCGTGGTAAGGCAAATCATCAAATTTTGACGGAGGCCACCCCAGATTGACAAAGCAGTAATAGGCCGCCAGCATTTCCAAATCCAGGGGGCCTCCGTTAATTAGTTTTTTTCAGACTCGCTTTCTTCTTCCCCGGGCTTTTTGATATCCGACAAAGCAGTGATGGCGTCCAAAAGGCGCTGGTACTCACCAGGGAGCAGCATCTTGACAGGAACCAGCAAGGGGTCCACTACGCCATAAGCATCACACATTTCTTTCGCGGAGAAGTCGGGAACCACGGTGGCATTTACAATCAGCCGCCGGTTAAACTCCAATCCGTCAAAAAGTTCCGACTGCTGCCCGTTCACCTTCACCGTTTTGGTGGACTTTTTGACAAGGGAGTCCATTTCCTCCTGCGTCATGGAGCGAATGCGGAAGGGGACCGGCTCCCCCTTTTCGTCCACAAACCGGCGCGAAATCATCTCCTCTTTTTCCACGATTGTGGAAACCGGATGCAAAAACGCGGAAAGCATACTCATGCTGTGTCCTCCTTACTGGCCCACGTTGGTGGGATCGGTGAATTTCTGGATCATAGCCACCCGGGTGTATGCAAAGTTGAAATCGTAGGCCAGCATGGCCTGCTCGTCATCCAGGATAGACAGAGGGATGTCGCCGGTCAGATGGCAGCCATAATAAGCCGCAATCTGGCTGCCCACGCTGGTGGTGGGGTCCGAGTTGTTGATCTGGATGTCAAAATACTCCGTCACGCCGTTCTGGATGTAGTTGAGCACCATATCCCGGAACAGGTTGGAGCCGTTGGACCCATAGTAGACATTTCCCTTTCCGGTCTGCTTGGCGCCATTGGGCTTGTCCTGAATAGACCGGGTGCCAATGGTACGCATATCCGTGCTCTGAATGCTGGCCGTAGTCTGAATGTTTTTCATTCCCACAACCTCCACATTCTGCCCGTTTCGGGTAACAAACACGGTTCCTTCTGCACCGTTGACGGTGTCTCTTGCCAGTAAATAGCTCATCGGTGCACCTCCTTAGGAAACTTCAATTGTCATGTAAATTTTCTCCACCGAGTCAACAGCCTGGATGGCCACATTGACCACAATGGCATCAATGGCGCTGCCGGCCAGCACCTCCACATCGTCGGAGGTAAAATTCTGGATTCCCTGGTTGTCCTGTATCTCCTGGAGGTAACCCACGATGGCAGCCTGGAACCGGGCACGGCCCTGCTCGTTGTTGTTCACCACGCCGATAAAACTTTCAGAAAACTGCTGGAAAATGTCATTGGCAATGGTGTTGCACAGACGCATGACGCGGTTTTTGCTGTACACCTGGCCAATGTCCTCGGTATAGGTGGTCAGGCTGTTGATGTCCTGCATCACCTTCACCACGCCGTTTTCGGCAAACAGCACAAAGTTTCCGGCCTGTACGGCCTGAGTAAACTGGTCAACAGTCTGCATGGTGGTGGAGACTGCGCCGGGATACTGGGCATAGGTCAAAGACTGATTGTACAGTGCGCCGGCGGATGCGCCGCCAGCCCACCAGGTGACCTGCTGCGGCGTCAACTCCGTTCCGTCAGATAGGGTGACAGGGGAGTTGATATTGATGACGTACCGGCTGTCAGGATTGGAAAGGCCAGACGCCACCAGCTGGCAATACTGGCCGTTGTTCTCGTTTACCCGCTCAATAAACGACAGGAGAGCAGTCTGAACCGTACTGTCGCTTCCGTCATAAACCATGATGTCGAACTTGTAGGGCTCAATGGCGGTGAGATATGCGGAGTAAGCTGCACTCTGCACCGTGCCATCTGCGCCGCCGGTCAGGGCTGCGCCAGTAGTGGCCGCCAGGGCGCCGGTACCGGAGAACGTTACCCAGTCATTGGCTACCAGCTCCGAAATCTGGGCTGCGGTCTGCTGGTCAACAATCGCACCATCCACAACGGTGGAAACGGTGAACGTGCTTTCGGGTTCGGTCAGCTCCGTAATAATAAGGGAAATGTCATTGCCGCGGGCTCCGGGATAGACTGCGGTGGCCGTCAGTTCACCGGTTGTTACCTTAGCCTGAGCGGAGCCGGAAGCGGTGGGGCGATACAGCAGGATTGTGGTGGGTGCGCTGGTGCGGTTGGTGCCCTTGAACATTTCCTGCAGGAAACGGTTCTGGGGTGCAGTGATGTCGTAACCGGTGATGGGGGTGACATCGGTGGTCAGGGTCACAGGGGTTACCTGAGCCACAGGGCCCCAGCTCATAGGCTCACAAATGGTCACAACGCCGCGATCACCAACAGTGAGGCCCAGGGCTGTGCCGGTTTTGAAGCGGATATATACGCCAGGAAGGACTTTATTTTGGCTGGTCCAAATTCCGCCGGGCATTTTGATCACTCCTTTTCAAAGAACGCCTTGACCACTTTTCGGGCCTCGGCAAGCGTGTATTCGTCTTTATTCAGAACCGCAGCGAGGAAATCCCGCTGATATTTCTGAAATTCGGGAGCCCGCAGCAGGGCATCCCTAGTGTATTTTTTAGCTGCCATCTGTTACAGCCTCCTGATAGTTCATGGTCTCCATAGGCGTTATAGTGTTGGGGGTATCCACCCAAACCTGCAGCTCAAATTTGTAATGCATGGCGTCAAGATCAATCCGCCACTCCCGTTCATACGTTCTCAACAGCGCGGGGGTGCTTTCTTCACCGTCAGAATACGGGAAAGTCTCCATTACCAGGTCCAACTGCTCAGCGGCCGCCTGGTACAGCTGCTGCATGTTGGGCAGGTTGTAGTCCACCAGGTAGGTGAGATCCAGACCAATCTGCCGCAGGAAACGACCCGCAGTCTTGACTTTGATGTAGCTGTACCGCTGTTGCAAAAACATACAGGGGGTTTCTGTCCCCTGCTGGTTTGGGTTTTCGTAGAACGTCACACCAGGAAACGAGGGGGCCAGATAGGAGGCCAGGCTCTTGGCAAGTGTGGAAATCGTGAAATTCATTTCAGAAGCCTCCTCAGCCGGTCGGCCTCCACACGGACCACCCGGTGATATTCCTCGTGGGCCGCCTCTTCCATGAACAGGCCCTCCACGTACTGAGTCCGGGTGCCCACCACAATGCCAGGCAAGTGGTTAACGCCTAGAGCGTCTCTGTACCCCTCGCTGACCATTTCCAACATTCCGGACTCCGGGTTGACGACCAATCCCGGAACGAAATGCCGGGCCATCCGGTGCCCGTCGTTGACATAGGAAGCGTAGTCTTTGTTATTGGCCAGCAAAGTGGTATATTTTCCGCCAGCTTTTTGGGGTATTGTGTCGCTGTCCGTTGGCCAGTGCTGCTTCATCCCTCCGGATCTTGTGTTGGTTCCGCGCAGATCGTTCTCCAGGGGCGGGGTCATGTCCACAGCTTTTTCCACGGCGCGAATAGTAGCGTTTTTTGCAATGTTGGAAAGCTCACTGGGGAATCTGGCCTGGACATCCTGCAACTGCCGGATACGTTCTTCCAGTGTCATTTCACAATCTCCTGTTGCAGCAGGCGGACCTCTTGGTGCGCCAGTCCGGGAATTACCGCGCCGAAAGGCTCAAAATAGAGGTTTGGATCTGCGGCAAATGCGCGGATGTCCGGGGTAGTCTGCCCAAGCCCGGCCCCCCGGTGTATAATCAGTTGGTCACCCGCCTGGATGTCAACGGTGGTGCTGCACATCAACCGGTCTGCCTGCTTGACGTGGGCGGCCGTCTGCTCCATATTGATGGGGGCGTTATCGCTCTTGTAAACACGGCAGGGAACCGCCGTGTACAGTTCTGTGAGCGTGTTTGTGGTCAGGTTGTTGGTGGTGGTAGGAACCACGCGCCAGATGTCCACAGTGTCGGTGTACCAGTCTTGGAAGTTCATAGGACGTATGTGCCTCCCATTCCCACCAGCTTGGCCCGGTTGGCTAGCATCTGGCCATATGTGGTGCTGTTGAGGTCGCCCCAGTCCTCGGTGCCCTTGGTCACGGCGGTGGTGTCATAAGACACAGAGCTGTCTCCCAGGGTGGCAGACTTGACCACACCCACCAGGGCCCCGGACGCGGCCGCCTGGGAGGCTGTGGCATTGCTCGGGGCATAGGTCCGCAGGTAAAGGGTGCAGTAGTGAGCCACATACAGGCCCACAGCGTACCTCCATGACTCAAGCCACTTGTCCGGCTGCACGCAGGCATTGGCCATGTTGATGATCTCCGTCAACATGGTGGATGGAACCAGGCAAACCGCCGGGGTTTCTTCGGTTCCGGCTGTGAAGAACTGCGGGAAGTCCGCCCGGAACATCTCCGCCGTGTAGTTGCCCTGCGACTGGCCGATATTGGCGGCAGCGGCCCGGACTCCATAAAACTGGGGGTTTCCATAGAAGTACATCCCGCAGTTCCTCCTTTCTTACTCTTCGGTGGTTTTGGAGCCGCGCCGGATCTTGACCGGCTTCTCGGCGGTCTCCTGGGTGTCTTTGTCCTTGCGGCTTTCAGGCACACCAATTTTCCCATCATCCACAAGGGACCGGAAATAATCAGTGTCTGCCGCCCAGTCAGGAATTTCGCCAATGTAATCCCGGGGAACCAGGTGGCTCCGGGTGCCGTCACGGCTGGGCAGAATCACCCGGCGCTTGGAGATAATAAACATCAGGTGTCACCGCCGATCTGGTCCCAGTAGGTGATAGTCTGGGGATACATGACCTCAACCTCGGACAGATTGGCCATGTAGGCGGTGTCATAGCAGACGTTGGCCACATTGGGGGCGCTCATGATGCGGGACAGGGGGACCAGTTCGTCGGCCTTCAGGTACTTTTCATGATTCACATACACCACCATGCGGTCGGTGCCGCCGGTGCCTGCACCCTTGCACCACTGAGTGGCGCCAATGAACAGGGAACCGCCGTTCTTGTTGGCAATGTTGTTCTCCATGATGTAGTCATAGATAGACTTGGTGGCCAGGTCAGAAACGGGGGTGTTGAGAATGTAGTTGTACTCCTCATAGGGGAGCAGAATGTGGTTGGGAAGGGCGTCCAGGTCATAGCCGGCCTGCTCCCAAGTGGTGGTCAGGGCGGTGTTGACGTCCTTCAGGATCTCGGCAGGGGTCTTGGTGACCCAGTTGCCGTTGCCGCTGGCTCCGTCCGCCACAGTAGACTCGGTGGCGTCGGGGCTGTTGATGATGCCGGTGGTGCCATACTCTGACAGGCCGGTATAGATGTTCTGGTCCTGGTGCTTGTCGAAAGCCATGCGGACGCCGTCCTGCAGCAGCTGGTCAATGCTGCGGCCAATGAAGTTGGCGCGCTGCATATCCTGGAACATCACGCGAAGGGCCACAGCAAAGGTGTGGGCCTTATAGATGCCCTTATCAACGGACGCCTGGACAATCGGCAGGCCGTTGGCGCCGCCAGCCTGGACAGGGGAAGAACCAGCACCGCCGGTCAGGCCGTAGGCCACGGACATGGCGCTGACGTAGTCAACCCAGCCGCCGCCAGTCTGAATGACGATATCACGAGGATATGTCACAGAAGTCAGGGGCTTCCGGATCATGGGGTCACGCTTCTCCAGCTCGGAGACCAGGAACGCGCCGCCGGAGGCAATGCCCGCGGCATCCATGGTGGGCACGCCGCCAGCAATGGGGGCGGTGCCGGTGAACTTAACGACACCAGCGTTCACGGTGCCGACATTCTGAAAACTCATTGATATACCTCCTTATCAGGCGTTCAGCCGGGTGAGGATGACCAGCTCGGCAATGCCGTTGGCATCGGGAGCACCACCCCACTGGCAATTAGTCAGCTGCACGGTGTTGGAGCTGTCTGCCTCAGCCTCAAAGCCGCCAACCACAGCACTTTCATAGCTTCCGTTTGCGGTAATGCGGACATAGACCGCGCCGCCCAGGGCGGGGGTGCCGCGCTGGCAAAACACCTGGATAGAACCGCGCTGGAACACGCTCACAGCATCGCCGGGGTTGTACTGGCCGGGGCTCTGCTCCAGATAGGTCAGGGAACTCTTGATTTCACGGCCGGCCACGCCCACAAACTGGGCGGGGGTGGCGCTGGCGCCCATCTGCACCACCTCGTTGCCGGAATAGACCAGCGGAGCGCCGAAGGGGATGGGGGCGGACCCACCGGCGGGGCGGGTGTTGACGATCATGTCAGGCTGCCGGGAATAAGAACCGGCAAAGCCGGCGGTCATGGCAGTGCCAATGACCTGGGGATTCAGACCAGCCATGTATTAGACCTCCTTCTTCATCTTGTGGGGGTTGCGGGCAGCGTAAGCGTTTTCCGCATCTTCACACATCTTCTCGTAGTTGGTGCGCCGGGTTTCCTCGGCGTTCTTGCGGGCGCTATCCTGTGCGGCCTTCATAATGGCGCCAACGGTGTCGGGTCCCTTGATGGTGGACAGCATAGCATCAACAACGCGGGCCTTTTCCTTGGGGTCCTTCATCTCAGCCACGATGGGGCGGACCTTCTTCAGCAGCTCCACAGCGGCATCCTTGGCCGCGGGAGACATGCATGCGGAGTCCTCCATCTCTTCAGCGGGGACGGTGACAGCTGCCTCGGGATCTTCGCCGCCGGCCAGCTTCTTCACCATCTCGTCCAGATCGCTTTCGTCATGCAGGGGGTGCTCACCGCGTCCGCCGCGGGCCTTGGCCTCCAGCATTTCCAAGATGCGGTCCAGCTTGCTACCGATGTCGTCACCCTTGGGGGCTTTTTCCACCATTTCATCCTCAGTGGGCTTCTCGGCCGCTTTTGCGGGGTCTGCCTCCGGCGCGGGCTTCTCAGCCTCCGCGGGTGCGGCATCCAGCGCGGTTGCGGTGGTGGTCACCATAGCGTCCAGCTCCTCAGGGCTGGCGTCCTTAGCCGCCATTCCAAAGGCGGTCAGGACAGACTTCCAAAATTCGCTCATGGATTTGTTCCTACCTTTCTCCACCTCTGGGGTGGCGTCGTGTATTGCAACCGCCGCGCCCGCTCTGCCTTTCGGCACGACCGCGACGTGATTGCCTCGGATTCGGGACTGTTTATACCCGGCCCCGTCGGGTACATAGTTGCAGAGGTATCCACAGGAGACCTCCCGCTTGACGTTGTTCCTCACCTCATTGGCAAGGTTCGCGTCATTGATGTACAGGTCGGCCACGATGTAATCCCCATCCCGCCGCACGTTCTGGACGTGGCCTTTGGTGTATGCGGCGTAGTTCTCGGGGCCCACGTTCTCCGGGGGGTGGCCGTCACAGATGGGCTTCCCCTCAAAGCTGGCAAGGGTCGCGTCCTCGAACACGTCCTCCGGGTGCCTCTGCACAGTCACCAGCCGGTCCGGGTCCCCATCCAGCATCAGCTCCCGGGCCAGATAGTCCTGGGGGCCGGTACGGGCAATAGGAACGTCCTTGCAGATTAAAAATCCTTCCGGCGTGTCCACCAGGTGTGGGCTGATCTGGGAGCCGTAGTATGCAATGGGCATCACTCCACCCCCGGGACCAGCTGCTCCTGGTCGGCGCTCTGACCGGACATGGCTTCCGCCAGCAGGTCAGCTATAATGCTCTGGTGGTCTGTCTCGTCCGCCTGAATCTCCAGCAGCTTGGGAATCGCGCTGTTTGGCGCTAAAGCCATCACGGCCAGATAGAGCCGAACCGTCTCCGTCTCCCCTGCCAGTGAGCGTTTCAGGAGCTCGATGTATTCCTGGTTGTAGTCCATGCAAATCACCTCTTTCGGGCAAATAAAAAAGGAGCCAACCACCGAGAAATTCTCGATAGTTGACTCCACTTAGTCCTTCCCGCCCACCACTTAGGGCGAGGTACAATGTTTACTTTTCTAAAAATTCGTCCAGTGCCTTTTTCAGTATCGCATTTACGCTGGTTCCTTCGGCTTTTGCCTTTTCTCTCACTCTTTCTGCGTACTCTTTTCGGACTTTGCACCCCAAAACTGTCATGTGCTCGGCAATGTATTTGTTGTTGGCTCGTTTCTGTGCCTCAGTGAGTGCCATTGTACCACCTCCAAAACCATTTTAAATGATTTTGCATGGTTTAACAATGTATTTTTCTCACAAAATACATGGTTTAACTTTGTGCAGTTTCCCATCTTGATTATATGGTTAAACCATGTTATATTATACTCACAAGGAACAAACAAGGAGGAAAACAAGATGAAGCGTTTGCAGGAGACCGAGTTTGAGACCTATTGCAAGAGCGTTGATACCGCTATTCGGCGTTTTGAGAAGAAATACCCCGCAGTCGCCAGCGTTTGGGCTGATCACATCCGCTGGATGCTTGAAAACGGGCAGGAGAAGGACGATGCCCGCCAAGAAGCTGGATATGTGGTTTGGGCAATCGAGGATGACGGTTTCTTTTACATCTGTGTAATTGCTTACACAGAAGCGCAGGTAATCCGATAATTGATAGCATTCCGCCCCTTAACCGGGGCGGGTTTCTTTTTGGGGGTCATAGGCCACTTCCCGCACCGTTCGAGTCACCTTCGGCCCCTCTTTGGTCGGGATCACCTCTGCCCGGTCCCCTTTGGACAGGATAGACTCAATGGCTTTAATCGCTGTCGGTGTCAGATTCACGGTTCGCCTCCCTGTACAGCTTCATCCAATTCTGGTATTTTTCATCGTCGGCCAGCTTGTGCTTGAGGAACGTGTTGAACGTCTTGGGCGTGTCGTCCGGTATGGTCACCCGGTACCGCTCAAACTGGCGGTAATCATCAAGCCACTTGGTTCGGGCCTTTTCTTTGTCCCGGTATGCTTCGATCTGCTTCTGGCTCCGGGGGTCCACCGTAAAGGGGTTTTTGCGCGGGTTGGAAAAGTCCTTGATTTTCTGAATCTCTTCCGGCGTTCGCCCGGCAGCGGTCCATGGCATGAGCACATGAAGGCAGTTCGGGTGAATGTTCAGCCAGGTGTTGCTGAGATCATTGGGCCCCAGCGGGTCCACCTTGCCAAACGCAGCGGCCAGCGGGGGGAAGTCTGGGTCTGTCCCACTGCGGGAATAGACCCGGCCTTCATATGGGGCGCACAGGGCGCAGGTGGTGCCGTGGCTGCTGATCTTATACAGGTCATGCTCCGGATCTGCTGTGAGAACTGCCAGCACTTCCGCCTGCCGGGATGTGGTGCGCGTCACCATGCTGGCATAGGTGTGCAGGCTCCAGTTTCGTCCGGCTTTATCCACAAAGGCGGTCACGCCCTCACGCTGCAGGATTTTCACAAACTCGGGAACAGTAGCCGCTGTGCTTCGGCCTGTGGCTTGCATGTTGGCCACCAGCTCCAGACCCACCCGGCGGAATACGTCGTTTTCCCGGCGTCCAATCAGGGCGTTTTCCAGGGATGACATGGCCACCACGGATGCGTCGGACAATTCAGTTGCAAGAATTAATGCCAACTTCTGCACAATGTCCGTCTGCGTGGATGTCAACGTGATGGCATTGACGTACCCCATAAAATGCTTGACGGGGGTTTCCGGCACATCCAGCTTCTTTCGGGCTTCCGGTACCCGCACATAGAACATTTTTTCAATCATGCGGGGAATGTACTCCCAGGAGTCCGTCTGCATTTTGTTGAGAATAGCCTGCACCCGCTCCAGCGCCGCCACCGCGTGGTAATCAATCAGCCCTTGGGACCGCAGCCGGGCAATCTCGTTGATGATGTCCGTTTCTGCCTTGAGATAGATGGATATGAGCTTGTCAAGTTCCCGCTGATTCGGTTGGTTCGGCATTGCTCAAATCCTCCCCATATCCTAGGCCCGCCAGCGGGTCACGCAATGCGGTGGCATCCTGGAATGTTCTCCCGGCGTTGGCTTTGATTTCCTCGTCGGTAATGCTGCCCCACATTCCGGTGTCGTCCTCCAGCCTCTTGAGCTCTTTTTGTGCAGTATCTACATTGAGCAGTCCGGCCTGGTAGGTGGAAACAATAGCCTCGGCCTTAGACTTGGCGATCTCCGCCAATTCTTTTGCCGTGGGCGTCCACAGGGGCGGGAAATCAATCTGGAGATTATCAGGTACCACTCCCCAGGTGGAAACCGCCATAATGGGCAGCAGGCGCTCCAGCACGGGCCGCAGCTTGGCCTCCCGCTGGCTGTTGACATAGTCGTAGTAGTTTTGTAGATCGCTTTCGCCTGTGGCGCTCATGCCGGCGGGGGACCTGCCAAACAGCTTGGTCATGGGGTAATGGCTGGCGCCGCACAAGTTTAGGCACATGCTTTCGTACACTTCTTGGAGGCCGGTGAACGTGTACTGTGTATTCTTCATCTGGTCGCCTTTGTTGACCAGCTGATAACCGAAATTCGACATCATTACCGACTGGGCCTGCATAACATTCCAGAAGCGTTTCTGCTGTTCCACAGATCCGAGGGAGAACAACTGCTCCAGGTTTTGGACTTCCATGGTGTTGATGTTGGCCCGGAAGGTCAAGGCCGCCATGTTGGCGCTGACGTTGTCGTGAGCAACCACATCCTTGTACAGGGCTTCCACTTCGGACTCGCCCCAGTACAGTTCCGCGATTTCTTCCAGGTATGGCAGCTTGCGGCCAGTAAACCTCACAATACGGGAGTGATGCACCCGGGCTACGGTGTGCCCTTCGGCGTTGTTGATGGTGTAGTACTCCGGAAGGTTAAAATCCGGATCTGACATGTCGGTTACCAGTCCCATGTCCGGCACCACACCGGACCAACGGTCCAGGATCATCAACCCGGCAAAGGTTCCCGGCATAATAGTTTCAAGGTCCAAGGGCTGGTCCAGCATGCTCTCCTGGCCTTTAATCAGAATTAGGCCGGCGGCGCCGCCGTACAATCTCCCCCAGCAAAGCCCTTGGTTGATCTTTTCACGGATTTTGGTCATCCGTTCCAGCCGTTCCAGTTCGTCCAGATACTCCGGAGGAATGGAGCCGCGGATTTTGTACCACTCCCGCAGCATATCATCCACCATCAGGCCCACAACGTTCTGCACAACCCAATTGTCCCGGTAAAGGGAATTGAGCAGCGCGTAGTTGTCGGTCATGCGGGTTAGGGGATATTCCGTAGCCTCCAGCGGGGACTGGGAGCCGTATCCCAGCCGGAAAAGGAGATTGCTGAAAGCATCCATTACGGAAACAGCAGTATTCTGTTGTCCGCCCTTGGGCTTGGATTTATCCCGTCCGGACATCAGTTAATCCTCCATTCTGGCAGGTAATTCACGAAATATCGCAGGGCATCCGGCCCGTGGTCTCGCTCTTTTACAACGCGGTCCTCTCCGTTTGGACCGTTTTTCTTGTCCCACAAATACGTCCCCATTTCTCCAAGCAGTGGGGAGCAGTTGGCATTGATCAGTAGGCGCCGCTGTTTGATCAGACTGGACGTTTTGCGGATTCCGTCAAGCACGTCATTGTCGGCAGCCAGCACATACAGCCCCCGGCGGCGTAATGCTGCGATAAAAGACGCCGCAGACGGGTCTACAATGATGGTGCACTGATTTTCCCCCATGAACTTCTGCATGTCATCCACATATTCCTCATCGGTTTTCTGCCGGCCTTCTTCCCGGCTGTCCCACCGGTATTCCCGATCCACGTAAAACTTGTCCCCGTAATCGTAGATGTCCAGAAACACCGTGGGGTTGCTGGTTCCGTAGTCGCACGCTATAGCGCGGGTTCCGGAAAACCGAAGGGAAGGCGGTGCGTCCTCCTGGCGGTATTCGTTTTCAGTGGTGTCAAACATGTCATAGACCAGGCCCTCGGACATCACCCAGTTGCCCAGGACAAACCGCTCGTAGAAAACACCGCTGTACATGGTGCGGTATCTTTCCCGAGTGGCATCGTCAAGCGCCGGGTTATCGTCCATGGTAAAATGCAGGTGCAGGGCCTTGTGATGCGCTGCCTTTAGAATCCACTCTTTGCGGAACCAGTGTTCCGGCCCCTCCGGGTTACAGTTGAACCACAGCTTTGCCCCGGATACGGAACACCGTGCCAGCGCTTGCTCCACAAAGCTGCGGGGCATCAGTGCCACTTCGTCCAGCAACACGCCCGCCAGGGTGATGCCCTGGATCAGGGCGGCGCTGCTTTCATCTTTTCCGCCGAACAGGTAAAACCGGTTTTCCCGTTTCCCACGCTTGGCCACAATCACATGATCCGCACGGTTGTATCGGATGGAAAAGTTTTGCTTGAGATAAACAATAGACAAAAGCGGCGTAACAATGTTTCTCTCAACTGCGCCCACGGACTTCCCGCAAAATGCAAACGATCGTCCGTCAAAGTTTGCCATACCCCACAGAAAAAACGACAAAGACATGACCGACGTTTTGCCGCTTCGCACGGCTCCGTCACAGATCAGGGCTTCATACTGCGGGCGGTATGGAAACCGCAGGATTTCACGCTGCTTTTCAGAAAAGCCCATCTTTTAGGTCCTCTTTGATTGCCTTTGTGATTTCGTCGTCCTCTATTTCTGGCATACCATTCCCGTTATTCGGTGCTTCCCCGATCAAATCCACAATGACCTTTGCGGCCTTTGCGTCGCCCTTCATGGCCTGCTGCGTCAAGCCGATAATCATGGCCATCTGGTTGTCGATGTCCTCCGGGTCAACGCCTTCCCGGGCAATTTTATTCCAGCTTTTCCGGTCAGCAACCGGCAGGGACAGGTACAAATCCGCCGCTTCTCTTAGGCTGCGCTTGCGTCGGCGGGCGATGCCGGATGCACGTCCACCTTCTCGTCCCAGTTCTCTGGCTTCTTCCTTGGTTCGCTGGTCCATTGGCACAAGGTTCTGTTCATTCGGCATTTCACCACCTGCTTGACTGGATTTTTGCTACTTTCTTTACGGCCCCAATATATAACCCCCGTAGGGGGTTAATATATGGGGCCTTAAGAAAGTGCTGATTTTGGGTACACGCTGCGCGGCGTCTTATCACGAGCCACCGGCGCCCATCATGTCGCCGGTGCTCAGCTTCTCGCGCTTCAACGCCCGCTAGCGTGTCTGGAGCCGCCCCCGTCTCATGCAACTGCAAGGCGACGTGCCCCGTCTTTCCGGGGTGTCAGCTCCGTGGCCTTTGGAGCAAGATGCTTTTGCTCACTAGGTCGGCAGATTGTGCCGCCGCTGCCTCACAGGACAGCCGAGCATATACAACGTCCTCCCTGGGACACATCACGTTTGCACATGCTCAGTGCGGGAGGTCCTGTTGTTGCCCCTGGCCGGACTTGAACCGGCGTCATAACATAAAAAACGCTCTTGCCAACTGAGCTACAAGGGCATATAGTGCCCCGCGGTGGGAGGATTTTCACCGCAGGGCGGGACCGGGTGGTCCTCACCAAAGCTCTACGACCACGGCTTCACCGCCGGTGCTTTGTTCTTCCCGGACGGCTACTCTTATTCACTGCCTGTTTTGCCGCATCGAGGGTGCGACCCTCCGGCCCGGATCGTGGGCTGGTTCGACCTGCGGCATATATTCCCCCAAGGAGGTAGGAGGACGACCCTCCAAGGGGGAATGCAAGAAGAAAGGAGGTGGAATGAGGGGAATAAAAATGGGAGAAGGGTATTATTCCCCAACTCCCATTTTACTGCAAGTTTTTAGAAAAAATGTCACTATAGTGACCGCTTCCTAATATTTGTTTCTCCTGCTAGATAGTCTATGGACACGTCAAAGTGGTTGGCCAGTATCATTGCTGTTTTAAGCGTTGGAATTTTCTCCCCTCGCTCATATTGCCGTATCATCCCGCGACTAAGCCCGCACAACTCCGACACCACCACCCGGCTCTGCCGCCTTTCTTCTCGCAGTTTTCGGAGGCGAGCTGGAAACTCGCTTTTTTCGTTTTGGTTCATAGGATAGGCACTCGTCACCATCTCGCTCCATTCTGCGCTTGTTGTCCAACAAATAGTGGCAAATTCTTGGCCCTTTCGTGGATGAACTATACTCTGGTCGGTAATATTTGCACCCGGCGCACCTATTTTTCTCCATAGCGCACCTCCCAGGGGGCAAATTTCTCTGGCCCCACAATAGCCTTGATCTGCTCGTCAATCTTGGCCTTCGCATAAACAAACTCCGGGTCGTCCATCTGGTCGTCCACAACACGCCGGGCCATATCGTTGATAGCTTCTCGGTAGGCGATACAGAAATCCTCTGCACGCCCAGGGCCAAGCTGGAGGACATCGTGGGCGGCAATCATAGCCGCGTCTTGTCCCATCTGGAGGAGCATATCCATGGAGGCATGGAGACGTTTTTGATAGCGGGCCTCTGCGGCGGCTTCGATGCGGGCAAGCATTGGGTTACGTTTCATTGGTGGCCTCCAATCCAAAGTCGTGGTACAACTCCAACCTGAGCGCGGAAACCTCTGCGTCCACAATCTCCTTTGTGCGCTTCTTGGAGTATGGTTTGCACCATTTTCCCTTGAAGTGCTCTACATCCTCCCTGTAAGCGTCCTCGCCAATGTCCCCTGACTTGTAATAGTCGAATGCGTGAAGGACACACAGTAGGTCCCAGGTGAGTTCGCTAATGGTCTTGTCCTCCAAAGGGTTCTGCTGACGGGCGAGGGCGGCCCCAGAGAAACCCTTCTGACCGTAGTGGGGATAGTTAAAGGCAAACAAGTCCTCTGTAAGGCGGTTCGCGTGGCCGCAGAAATATCCGCCGCTCACCGGCTCACCTCCTCGTCGAATACGGTGCCGATGACCTCGCAGTTATAGGCATTAAGCCAATACAAGATGTCATCTCTTGCCCCATACTTCATGCAGACCTTTGTTTCCTCGTCCCGTGCCTCAAAATGGAATCCCATATACCCAACTTTGTGTTTGACATTTTTCGTCCCGCCACATTCTCCAAATGCTACGCAGAAACGATAGATTTCACCTTGCTCATCCTCAACCGCAATTACATCGTGCTCGAAAACTTTTGTTCCAAAGCAATCCACATTGATGTACTGGCCCACCGTGGAGGGGGGGACATTGAACACACCTCCATTATCGTCCGGGTCAACAGGGGGAACGTGGATGTACCACGGAGAATAGTCGTTTCCAATTTGTATAGCAGATGGATGTCTGACAATATATCCTTCCACCCATCTCCCCTCAATCTTCTCCCCATCCACCACAATGGTATCCGGGCCGTCGCAGGGGTGGAAACCGCGAAATAGGATTTCACGATTCATCTTTCTTTCCCTCCTCATACATTTCCACTGCAAAAGCAATTCGACAAAACGCATGGGTCAGATGGTCGTTGCTCTGGTCTCCGGCCAGCCATGCAAACAGATGGGTTAGCGCCCTGCCGACGTGCTCTCTGGCGGGGATCAGCTTATAGTTCTCCTCGCTGTACCCATGCAGAGCCTCAGACTCCCAGCGAACATGCGAGAGGGCCAACATAGCACGAGGGGGCAACCATTCGGAGCGGTAAGGCCGTACGTGCTGCTGGCCGCCTTGGTCGTTGGTTGATATCTCTCCGCTCTTTGCAAAATTGCCAAGAGTCATTTTTTCGTAATCTACGTTCAAGTTATCCTCCTCCGAATGCACGCGTGCGTTTTCGATTGCATCAGCGTGCGTTTTTTCGTTCGTTGGCGTGTGTTCCTCTACCACCTCATAGTCCATCAGGCGGGCGGCTTCTTCCGGATGTTGTTTAATCCATTCATCGCAAGCAACTGCATATACTTTGTGTGCCACGTACAATGGACACTTTTCACAAATAGTTATTATACGTTTGTTATATTCCCCGCAAAAATCAACGGAACTGTGTTCAAACTCTTCTCCGTTTTTATTCCGAAATCTCATGCTTTACCTCCATCCATCTTTGCGCCGCAGTTGGGGCAGAAATTCTTGAATCTTGAACAAAGACGTTTTCCACAAGCTGGGCAATACATAGCATAGTTTTTTTCGTCTAAAATGGTTCGCTTCACATAAAGCATTTCACCATTTTCGTTTAATCCATACTCGTCATATATTTCATGCCTTTTCGGACGATATCTAAGCATAGGCGTTTCATGCACCACCGGCGCAACGTCGGCGGCGCGGACGGACAAAATGGCGCTTCTGTGCAAGTCATAATCCCACACAGCTTGCACTTCATCTGGCTTATCATCCCAATTCAAAGGGCGTTCCCCCAGCACTTTTATGGCGGCAGCCCGCTCAATGTACTCAGCCATCCTGTTCCCCTCCCAGCGCGTAAAACTCCCGGCGGAACTCGCTCATCGGGGGCATTTCGTCATGACTCACCGGTCGGATTCCGCGCTGCTGGAAAATGCGGCGCAGGGTCTCGCGGGCAATGCCCAGGAACTCCGCCAGTTGGCTGATGTAGTAGCCCTCGCGGTATTTTTCTTCAATCAATTTCCACTGGGCCTCGGTGTAGAGGTCCGGGGTAAAGCGGTTAGTGTTTTTCATGTTGTTCTCCTTTCAGCGCGGCCTCGGCGGCTTCACGGGTTTTTGCAATAATATAGCCCCGTTCAGTATCATGCAACACAGCGCCTGGTGTTACATAAAAACCGCTGCTGATATATCCTCCTTTTTGGTCCACCGTATACGCCATTGATGGAGTGGATATAGGCAGCACCACGCATCGCCCGTCACGGTCCGCCGCCACCAGCTCCCGGAGGCGGTCCAGGTCGTAGTCATCGCCAATGATAGTTTCGATTGCGCTTGTCCTTAGTGCCCTAGCCTTTGCGCTTTCAAAGTATTCGGCAAACATTTCCGCCGGGTACTCTGGGGACTGACACAGGTTTTCTTTCTGGCTCACGCTCATCCCTCCCTTTTGTACCAAGGCTTAAATTCATTTACTTTCTCCAGCAACGTGTCCGGGTTGCCGTCAAAGCAAATAGCGCGGTCATCAATGTATACAATGGCGGGCGGTTTTTCCTTGCACACCTTGTCCACGTACTGAGCAAGGCCGTTCTGGTAAAGCCAAAGATTGATGGCGTCAACGCCTACCTGGGTGGAGCATCTGGTCGATACGATGACCACCTCATAACCGGCATCTTTCAACGCCCTGAGAGCCCGGTCAATGCCCTGGACAGGGGGATCAGGAATGCATGTCTCGCCTTTCCACCCGCTAATGTAGCTGTGGATTACTCCATCAAAATCAAAAACAACCGTTTTTTTCATGCTCGTTCCTCCTTCTGGCCTTTCCATTCCGCAATGTGTTCACGTGCCCAGTCTTTGTCATTTCCACGATCAAGGTCATCCTCAATAGCGTAAATGCACTTCTCCGCCTTTTCCGCCCGGTCCTCCGCCGCCTCAGCGCGGGCAAGCAGGGTGTTGATGGGTAAAAAATAAGCATAAGCCCCTTTATTACCGATTGCGGCTAGGTCAATAACTCCGTATCCCGGTAGTGCTACAACTTTGTCCAGCATGTCCACAATTCCCCATTGTTTTAAGGAATCCACCCACACCGGCTGCCCGTCCATTTCACGCAGCTGATTCAGCGTCAGGGGGGACATTTTGTTGGTGTCAACAAAACATCCTTTCACCGCCTCCAGGCAGGTTTCCATGATCTCCAGCAGGTCAGCCCAGTTCTCCGGACCGCATCCGTTGATGGTAGGAGCCAGCCGCAGGGAACGGATCTCGTTTTGCAGCCACTTGATGGCCGTTTCGCGCTTTTCATGTGTCATGGTTGGCCTCCTCCATCTCTTTTAGCCCATTTGCATAAACGCACATAATTGGGGTTGCGTAGTGACCAAATCCCGATTCTCTGACTACAATGTCAGCCCAAACGCGCTCTATACGTCTATTCCCAATTTCTTCATGCTTTTCCGGGTTAAAATTATGGCAAAGAACTTTCCCATTAAATGCACTCATGACCTTCAAAGTAGATTGAACTTTGCACTTTTCAAACAGTTCTGATACCGTCATCTCATCTCCTCCAATCTCTTGATTTGTTCCGGCGTCAGGATAGGGGCGCGGGTGTTCCAAAATTTTATTGTTTGTTTTGCTGTTCTTCCAGCAGCTCCAATAGTAAAACATTCTTTGCATCTGGGCCTGTAATAAATGTCAGCGGGGAATGATGATATTCCTTTCGGAGTAATAATTTCCATTTCTCCTCCGCACGGGCACGGCAGCAGCTCCCCGCGCTCCGTGATACGCTCCTGCGCGGCGCGGTCGCCGAGAAGGGCGAGTGTACGATCATCCATCACACAGCCACCGCCTTTTCAAAGTCAGCCATAGTAGTAATATTCTTTTTGCACCACTCCGGAAAGTTGGCCTGAACCAATGCCGTCGCAAACGGAGGCGGGACGGCGTTGCCGCACCTGGCCACCTGCTTGGTTTTTCCATAAACATGCCCCATGTAGTCCCGCTCGATTTTGTAATCGTCCGGGAACCCGTTGGCTTTGTACAGCTCCCGGGGAGTCAGCATCCGCAGTCCGATGTCTGCCATGAAATACCGGGCAACGCCCATCTGGAACAGGATCACATCGTCCGGTCCCAAATCATAGCCGCAATATGTATTCAGTAGCTCTCGAATCTCCGGCCAGTGCTGAAGATCCGCGCCCGACTCCGCTCGCACAATCTTTGTCTCTACAAGCCCATGATGTGCTCCGCTAGCCGTCACAGTAGACAGCGGCCTTCCCATGGATTCCCCGAACTCCGTCCCGTAGAACTTCGCCATGTGTGCCATGGTCAAGCCCTCCCGGTCTTTTGCCGTAACAGTGTGAAGCGGGTCTTGAATGCTTTGCCCGTGCTGGTCGTTCCCGTAGTATTTGACCAGGCTGGCCGCTGCAAGTCCGTAGCGATTGGAGGCGTCAATAGTCATAATGGGATCTGTAACTGCCTGTCCCCGCACCCGTTCCGTCTGCTCCGTGTGGTATTGAATCATGGCAGGAGAAATTACACCGTATCCATGCTTTGCGGTGATCGTTTGAAGCGGTTCCTCCATGGCCTGTCCCCGGAACGCTCCTGCGTGGTTGACGACCACCAAGAACGGGTTGGCGGACTTGATCACGAACTTGTCCACCCCGCGGGCGACCCGTCGCATGGTGTTGGGCCGAAGGGGCCGCTGTGCAGAAAGACCATACTTTTCCCGCACCTGCTCCCGTGTGTCAAAAATGGAAGGGCAGGGAAGGGACCAGTCTATGATTTCTGCCGCGCTTTTCCAGGGCTGTTTTTCCCCGGCCAGCACATCCGGGCTTCCTGCCGGTGCGTGGGTTGGCTCCGGCCATACAATGGGCTTGCCATCCCTCCGGGCAATCAAAAAGAACCGCTTGCGTGTGGTGGGAGCTCCGTAGTCCGCCGCCACCAGTTCCCGCCATTCCACGGCGTATCCAAGGGCTTCCAGCTGTGAAAGCCACTTATGGAACGTCTGCCCGGACAGCTTTTTGACGGGCTTCCCTTTTCGCACCGGCCCCCATGTCTGGAACTCCTCCACGTTTTCCAGAATAATGACCCGGGGGCGCACGGTTCCGGCCCACCGCAGAACAATCCAAGCCAATCCGCGAATCTTCTTTTCTACAGGTTTTCCGCCCTTTGCTTTGGAAAAGTGCTTGCAGTCCGGCGATGCCCAAAACAGCCCAACTGGTCTGCCGCGGCATACGCCCCGGGGGTCCACATCCCACACACTTGCTTGATAATGCTCGGTGTATGGGTGATTGGTCTTGTGCATCAGGATAGCGTCGGGATCGTGGTTGATTGCTGCATCTACCGGACGGCCTGTTGCCAGCTCAATCCCCGTGGATGTTCCGCCGCCTCCGGCAAAACTGTCCACGATGATCTCCTGAAAAACATCCGTTTGTGCTCTCCCCTGAATCATTCGTTTTCCTCTCCTTTTTCTTCTTGATCCTCAATGTAGACCTTCACAAATTTGCACGGCATTTTATATTTTCCCTTGACCATCCCATGCACGTGCCGAAAAACGCAAGCCGGATCGACGCCCATGGTCCTAGCAATTTCCCGCATCCCATCCGCAACAGCAATCGGAAGCTCGTACTCATCATCGGTCACGGCCATATACACGGCCCTGTATTTGCACGGAACCAGATAATCAGCCAGCATAATGTCGCCTCGCATACTCAGCCATCAGAAGCGCCTCGGCCATGCCGTCATGATCCTTTTTGCACCGTTCTGTCCGGCGCAGACTCACACCGGGGAACAGCCGCTTGCAGACCTCCACGGACTGGTTTTTTCCGCTGATCCCATACTCCTTTTTCCACCGCTGCGGCCGCACCAGCTCGTAGGGGATTTCAAACGCCTCCAGCAGGCCCTTGAGATATCCGAAATTCTCCCCAAAACTGAACATGGATGTGACGCCTTGGCCAGGCATCGCTCCGACGTGCTCTAAAACCGCCATTGCTGGGCCATTGAGGGCCCGTAGAGCCGCTTTGTAAGCGTCTGGGTAAAACGGCACTACGGAGATCAGACCGCCCTCGCAAAGCACCGCAAGGGCTCCATCCTTGCCCGGGTCTATGCCGATGTAAGTCATTTTCTCAGCCATGCAATGATTTCCTCCTTTCTCCTTCGCTGGCAGTCCTCTTCCTTCCGGACTTGCTCCCATCCTTTCCGGTGGTCCGCCTCCAAGCGTGCCACAGCCTCCTCGTGGCTCTCATAACGCGCCTCCAGCTTGGGCGGGGCAATCTGGGCCACCATCTGCCGAACATCGGCCGGTAGCTTTGCAATCTCCTGCTCCTTTGCGGAAATCGCCTTGTATGACCGCTGGAAATTCGACGCCACAACGCTGTGCAACGTCTGGCTGTCCATGGTTGCCCACTCACGGAGCTGAGCAGGGCTTCCCACAATCCGCTGCATGGTAGGGGAAAGCTTGTCAAACTCTTCCTGTGAGTTATAAATTCCATTGCGCACTGCCGCAGCAACCCGCGCCCATGCCTCGGACTCCGTCAGCTCACGCGATCCAGTCAACAGCCGAATCTTGGCTTTTATCTGCCCGATTGTGGGCGGGAATCCCTTTTCGTCGCCCTCGATCAAGCTTTTTACCGCAGCGCCCACCAAGGCGGCGTCATCGTTGGCAAACATATCTGCCCACAGGTTGATGGTGTCCAGCGCCTCCGTCTTGCTGACATCCCGGTAAAACTGCGGATAAGCTCCGCGCAACACGGACATGAGCTTAATAATCTCCTCGCGGATCACAAAATCCCCTCCTCCCTGGCAATCTCCATGAACACGTTGCCGCTTTTCTGGGAATTGCTGTGCGGTGCCGATTGCTCCAGCGCATCCCAGTCCGCCAAACACCGGACGCCCCGGCGCTGTTTGTCCTGCAAGATAGTGCGGATATACGGCCAGGACGTTTTCTTGCTGTCCAAGGCAATGTCAAAAGCCCTTCGGCATACATCTGGCCCCATGACCTCAGCAAAGCCTTTCAGCTCGTCCATGGAAGTACGGGACGCGGACGGGTTAATCCGGTTCAGGTAGTCAGCAAGCACAACTGCGGCGGCGTCATCGCGCGCGCACGCGCTTATATCTTGTCCCTGTCCTTTGTCCTTGACCTTGTCCTTTGTCCTTGTCCTTTGTCCATAGCTTTCTTTGCTTTCTTCAAAAGCATTTGCTTTTTTTGCTTTCGGTCTGCCGCCTTGTTTTCCGGCCTCGCTTCTGACTGCTGACGTGGCCTCCTGGGCCTGCAAAGATTCGTCAATGTCTCGGCGGATTGCGGGCCATATGAAACGCTCATTCCCGTTGAATTTTGGTTCCTCTCTTGACACACGATATTTCATCATGGCCCTCACCAGTCGCCCTACTTCAACGTCACTGAACGCCTCAAAATAGCTCTCATAGCTCACCCAAAGCTTGACATATTCTTTTTTCTCAGCCACAAGATCACCCGCTTTCTTTGACGCGGTGCTGATGCAGAAAAACGTACTGGCTGTGCGGCCCCATCTGGCTGTAAAGCCATTCTTCGGCCTGCTCCTGGCTCAAGTGATTTCGTGCCGCCCGGATCTCGTAGGCAAATTCCCCGGCGTCCAGCTTTGCCCTGGCGCGTTCCTCCAGCTCCGCCCGCGTGTGGTTTGCCTCGATGAAATACCAGTCGTACCCGGGGGCCTCCACGCCGTCCAGTGTGCCGGTGTCCGTGGCGTAAAAGATGCGTTCGCGCTTCCCATGCTCCGGCGTCAGAAGCAAATGATAGCCGCAGTTGGGAACGTCGTGCGTCAAACGCTCAGGGCGGATAGAGATTCTAGGGCCGTACATTTCAAACGCCTTGAGATCCGGGTCGTACACGTCAATCACCCGCTTGTCCACGCCCGCCTCCAGCAGCGGGGAAACCATCCACTCACAGCACCCCCACCGGAGGCCGGGGCGCTCACGGTGGAGCGCCCGGACCGACCGAGGGTTGAAGTGGTCCCCATGGCAATGAGAAAGCAACACAATCCGCAGATCCTTCATGTATGGCTTAACCTTGGAAAATGGAACACCGCAGTCGATCAGGATGTTCTTGTTCAGCACAACGGCGTTTCCGCTGCTGCCCGTGGCGATCACATCAAAGGTCATTGATGTTCACCTGTTCTTCTTCCGGAACACCCTGCGGCTCCTGCGGGGCTTCATCCGGTTCTTTTTCAGGCGCAGGCGGCGCAGCCTTGCTCATGTCAAAATACTGCTCAACACTGGCGGAACCATCTCGGATTGTGTTGTACACGTTTTTCAGCCGGACAACAGACTGTTGGGAAAATGCTTCCTTTTTGCACCCGATGTATGCTTCCAGCATCTCAGCGGTTACGCCATACTGCTCTTGAAAGTTTTTCACCAGGGCGCGAACCTTGTCCATCAAAGGCATACCGCTTTTCCCAGCAAGCGTCACATTGCACTGTCCAACAGCAGCATCCACCACGTCGCCCGGAATTACGGAAAGGATGCAGGACCGTTCCCGGCGGGCCGCCTGATTGGCGATCATCTCATAGATGTCCCGGGGGTCTGTCAGGGGATAGGCGCCCTTTTTGGTTTCCCGGATGTGCCGGACTGTAAAAACCTTGGTCTCCCGGTAGTTGGTTTCCAGATCCCAGCAGTACGCCATGACCGTGGATTCCTTGGGCCCCTGCTCCAGGACCTTGAAACCGCTATCAATGTTGCCCCAGCACCGGGCCAAGGTCTTAGCCAAATGAATGGAAGGGCCGGTCACGACTTGGCCGCCGCGGGGAAATTCGTACATAGCTTTTTCTGCAAGGCTTTGCCGCTGGCAGTCGGAGAGAATCCGGTTATAGGCGGACACTTCATCCCGAGGAAAACGCTTGGCGGCGACCATAGCAACCTGTACTTCCTGAGCCTCCCGGCTGGACACAAGTTCCGCACCGACGCGCTTTTGCTGCATCTGCGGTTGCTCAAATTCAGCAATCGCCGCTGTGTTTTTCATGATCTCAGTCATACTTGATACCCTCCTTGTCCATGTACGCTTTCAGTGCTTTCAACTTCGTGATTGTGGTCTTGACGGTAAACACGCAGGAATATTCCCTTTCCCGGGCCTCCTGCGGGGCCTGTACCGGCGGTGCTATAACAACCGGCGCAGCGGCTTCCACACGCTCCACGGCGGCCCTCTGGGCTTCCTGTGCGGCTTTGCGTTCCTCCGCCGCTTTCTGCTCCGCCTCGATACGCTCATGACGCTCTTTTACGATGGTCACGGCATCCGCCAGGGAGCGGCACGTTTTATACTCGGCCATGACTTCCTCGGCGTTGCCCATGCTATCAATGGCCGTGGTGTCCGCCTCGATCTGGTCAATGATGGCCCGGGCCTCGTCCTTCAGCTTCTTCATGGACGAGCTGAGCAGCACCTTGATACCGGCGTCACAGAAATGCAGCCAGTCCACGCCGTGGGCGGCGGCGTACTCGTTGTAAAACTCCGCAAGCTCCATTTCCTTCTTGGCCCGGATTTCCCCCTGAACGGCGTCGATCTTGCCTTTCAGGTCCGTGTCGGCCTGCTTGTACGGATCTCCGATGCAGGACTTGTACAGGGCGTCGAATCTCTCGTAAGGTTCCAGGATGGCCTTTTTGACTGCTGTGCGCTGGCCTTCCAGCTCCCAGAACTCGCTGTTCAGTTCCGCCCGGAGCTTCTTCACAGCCTGCACGGTGTCCTCGGTACAGACCATGCTCATGGCCTCGCTGGTGCGCTTCTCCACCTGCTCCTGCATGGAGCGAAGCCGCTCTTCAATCACCGGAAGCTGGGTGATTTTGATGATCTCATTCATCCTCGTTTTCCTCCTTGTGAAAATACGGGTTCCCGCAAATGGGGCATGATTCTGACCGGTTCCTCTCAAAATAGCCATCCGGCATGGGCTCCTTCCATGTCCGGATGACCGGTTCATCAAATCTGGACCCGCAGATATCACAGATGTACATGGTCTTTCTCCTTTTAGTATTCCTGGGGAGAAATTATCTCCCCAGGAACCAAAAATCAAAGCGCAATCACAACGGAACCCTCTTCAACTTCGGCCTTCAGCCGGTCCTCCAGAAACGCCTTTACGGTTTCCCGGGCCTTCAGCTTCCACATACCGCCGTCGGCCTCAATGAACAAGATGCAGCGCTCGTTGATGCGGATCAGGAACAGGCTTTCGGGCTGCTGAACCTCCTGGAAGGTGCGATACGGGCAAAGCTTGACGATGGGTCGGATTGCCTCGTTGGACTGCAGGGCCACGCCCTTCTGTGTGACCACGCTTGTGGCGATCCCGTTGTCGTTCATGGTGACCTTGGCGCCGCAAGTGATTTCAGACAGCAGCTTCTGCAGGTAGGCGGTGTCCGGCGTCTCCTGGAACCGGGTACGCATAGCGATCTGCGCCTCCTCAAAGCCAAGCTCCTGGCAAGAATCCCAGCCGGGCACATCGGTGGCGTGTGCCTCATAGTAGAACTGGCGGAAATACCGGTTTTCAGCGTCAGGCTGGCCAAAACACTGGACCGTCTTGTGGTTGGGGATGGTGATGTAAAGCGGCGCGTCCATCTCCGACGCCTCGGTTTTTACCATCTTGACCAGGGCGTCCAGGCTGTGCAGCGTCAGGGTGTCAGGGTGCTCAATGGAGGGGATGATCTCGTTTGCCGTTCCGTCGGGGGTAATGACATATGCGCGGCCCTCCCATGTGTTCACCATGGGCTGGGTGGTTTTCTGGATGTGTTCGATAAATTCTTTCAGCATGATCTCTTTCTCCTTTTACGAAAATTTCACGAGTTTCCGTGCGGGGGGTGCCTCTTCTTCTGTGCCGTCAATCCCAAACTGTCCGGGGATCTGGGGGACCATCTCGACAACGGTTTCCTCGTCAGCCACATACAGGGCAGTGGTGACGGGGTTGGTGGCTGCAAGAGTGCTCTTTGCCGTCACACTAACAGAAATGTTCTGCCGCGTGTCGTCCGGCTTGAGCTCCAGCGTGAGGGTCAGCTTCCGCTTGACGGTGGCGGATGTGTTGGCGTCCATGATATTGGCCAAGATCCTAGCCATCTCATAGTCCGCCCGCTCCTGGATAGCGCCTCTGGCCATCTGCAGGATGGATTTCTGCGTGGATTCGTTCATGTGTTACCTCCTTTTTTGCTTGTCCACGATCTTGTGGAATGGGACATATCTGCAAACCCGGCGGTGTGGTAACCGCAGGTATCGCATACAACAAAATATTTTTCTGGGACTGTATCACTGACTACACGCCGTCCGCTGTCCATGCCACAGCGGGGACAGGCGGGCAGCGTGTAGCGCGGGCGCTTTCCTCGTGCATTCATTCCGGCATCACCCCCCTGAAAATAACTACCATGGAAGGAAAAGGAGCGGCGTTTTTACTGCCTCCAAACTTAAGTCGGCCTCGTATAAACCGTATCTCAGACCGACCATAAATCCAGTTATGAAACCATGCGGTGTCTGTCCTGGCAGGTAGCAGCATTACAACCGTAGATCCGCGAACAAAAGCGGAAAGTGCAGCCTTTTCTACCCACTGGCTAATTTTCCGACCATACGGAGGATTGCACCATACAACTCCATCCCAAGGTTGGTCTAGTCCATCTTGTTCAGGAGTGTAGTATGCAGAGCACTTTGCGTTTTCTTTTACAGCACATGCGTCTAACGTAAAATGAAATTCTTCATTTAACATGTCAAAAAAGTCTTGTGGAGTTTCCCACATATCTGTTTTGCTGGAAAACAAAGATTCGTTAATCATTTCGGCATCACCCACCAGACTGTCGCCGTGGTTACTCCGGCCTGCACCGCTTCCTCGTGGCTTGCAAGACACACGTCAATGTGATTTCCTTTGACGGCACTTCCGGTATCGTCGGCCCTCATGTAGTGGATTTCCCCGTCTCCGTAGTCCACCAGCACGTCCGCGCCCAGGGGAATCACATCCGGATCCACGGCTACCGTCACGCCCGGGGTGGCCATCAGTCCACTGGCCGTGATTCCGGTATCCCATCCGCAGCAGGTGGAGCACGTGCAGTAGTGCGTAACCGTCACATCATCCAGCCGGGTGGACCGGGCCAGCAGCGCGGCCTCGATCATCTCGTTTTCCGCCTGCTCCACCTCTTCCGGGGTCATTGCACACCGCACCAGGGCAGGCACATCATCCCCCGGCAGGCTCCCATCCATCGGGATTGCCTGGACCGTCGGGCCGTCCTGCGTGTTCTCCGGCTCTTGCGCAGAGACATAGACGATGCAGCAGGCGGCCACCAGCACCAGCAGCACAGCCAGCAGGGCAGCGTTAATCTTCCAGCGGCGCGTCAGCTTCAGCGCGTCTCTCACTTCACTCCGAAACTGGCCGCGCTGAGCAATGAAAACATCCCGATACCTGCCGCTCAGCTCCTGCAATCCGGATATGTAGCGGTCACTGTCCATCTGCTGCCGTTCAACGGCATCCATGCGCTTCTCCACAGCCTCCATCCGGGCCAGTAACCGCCGGGCGTACTTCTCGCCTCTTGCTCCCATGTTCTTTTGTCCTCCGTTTCCTCATGTACTCTCGCATATAAGCGTTGTATTTGTCCTTGTTGGCCTCGTACCAGGCCTTCTGCTGGGCGGCAACCTTGTCCTTGTTGGCCTCGTACCAGGCCTTCTGCCGGGCGGCGACCCTTTGCTTCTCCGGATCAAGCCCGTCAAAGTGTGCCTGCCTATCCAGCTCACGGGATCGGTCAAGGTCTGCCTGCTCCAGACGGAACGACGCTTCGATTTCGGCGTCAGCCGCCGCCATCTCAGCCAGTTCCTCCGGCGTAAACGGCATCTTATTCACCCCCAAATATCGTGATCCGCTCCGACTCCGTAAAATGGAGCAGGCGGTTGAGCTGGAACAGCTCGTAACAGGTCCAGCCTTTTTTGAACCGGTTGGACGTCTGCGTCTCCGACAGCCCGATACATTCCCCCATGTACTTCTGGGATGGGATCTCGTTCCGGGCCATTGCCGTTCTGATAATCCGGTTCACAGTTCGGCGGTAGCCGTCCGGGTTGTGGGTGTCAAGCCTTGTCCTGGGCATTGTCCTTTCCTCCAATCCACTAAAATGTCCACGTAGTCCCCCAATGGTCCGGGCGGATTGGCCGCAGGGGTGGGTATGTGCTGAACTCCAGCACCAGCGCCGGGCCGATGCGGGATAGTTGTCATCCCAGTAGTAGCCGATCAGCTCACCGGACCGGATGCGCTGTTTGATGCGGTTGTGATATGGGTACATCATGGCACCTCAAAAATTCTGGCCTCTCCAAAAACTCCGTCACATCCGTGCTGTTTGTGCCACTCCAGCGACTCCACGGCGCCTTTGATGGTTTGATGCCAGGAAACGGTGAGCCATTCACTCGGCTTATGAATCAGCGGATTTAAACACCGGGTACGGACTTGGTAACGGTACTTTGCCATTCTCTTTCCCCTCCTTGCCCCGCTGTCTCCGGAGTGTTAAAATCAAAGCGCAAGCCGGAGAAGGGGGGTGAACTATTGAACACCTTTGAAATTGCCTTGCAAATCACGTTGAAAGCCATGGAAGAAGGGTACATCACGCGGAAAAGCGAAAACTTTTGCTCGGGCCCTGATCCTATCGAAACCGCCAACGAATTTGCTGTAAAACAGATTTGTGATTTCTACACAGAAACGCTTCGCCGATTGAGCGAAATCTAAAGGTTCTGGGCCAACAGAACCATTGCCTTTGTAAGCTCCGGCAAATCTTCCGGCTTGCTTGTTTTCTTGGAAACCTCGGCCAGTAGTTGCAGCTGCTTGCCGAGGATTTCCTTTACCTGTTTCTGATCCATCACTTCTTCTCCTCCTTCGAAAAAACGGGAGATGTGCGCAATCCCTGCGCAATCCCTAAAAGCTGGTACTGCTTTTTTGGCGGCAGTTTGCTGATTTCGGAATCAAGATGGAAAATCAAAGAACGCAACCAATCCGTGCCTTCCCCCCTACGATGCATTAGTCTGAAAACCATTGCAGTATATTGGGGAAAGAAAGTTGCCGCATCATCTGGCATTTTTGCTCTCCTCCTTCTCCTGGGGCCCGGGCACCATGCCCAGGCCCTGCGCCACGCCGAGCAGCTGGTACTGCTTCTCGGTGGGCAGCTGCTCGCTGGCGGTGAGGATGTCGTCCATCAGCTGCTTCTGCTTCTCGCTCATACGTTGTCACCTCCATGTCGGCCTGCCATCATCGGTGCCGGTAGGCCATCCCCGGCAGACGCCCCGGCGGGGCGTTTCGGCTATTTGGATGGATAATAAGCGCCGACAGGCGGGATAAATATGAACGCCTTCCGGTTGTTAAACATAATCCTGTCGACAACTTCTGAGTTCTCAATCTCCTTTTTCAGGAGAATTAAAGGAAGTTCAGTCGCTTTCCACCCCTCCAAAGACCCGCTGTAGTACACTTTTCCCTCCGCCTGGCTTATAATGTTTATCTCCTCCAGGTCATACTCGCGGCAAAGACCTTTGATAACATTCTTTACCTTCATTCCCCTCTCCTCCTCTGCCCTCGTAACCTCCGGGGCGGGCTGTTGTTGGTTAGATAAACTTGCGCCGGGTGGTGATGCTGACCTTGTACTCGGTGAAGTAGCTGTTCTTCTCGGACACGCGGTAGGAAAAGCCGCCCTTGTCCATGCGCTCGGCCTCCTTGGTCAAGCCCTCCCGCTTGAACTCCTTCTTAAACAACTCCGGGATGTCGCTCTCGTGGGCCAGGGCCTTAACGGCCTCGGTGTCCAGTTGAATGGTATAAACGATCACATTCTCTTTAGTGGTAATCATTTTCTTCTCCTCCTGTGTGGTGTCGCTTTGTTGTTTCTGTGACTATTATACGTCACACAAGCAACATTGTCAAGAGGTTTTTTGTTGTTTTCGTGACATTTTTCCCTTGACGTTTTTCCGCGAGGGTGATAATATAAGTAGCAGAAAGGGGGTGATTACGTGGATGAGCGTATGAAAGAACTGCGCAAGGCTTTGGGCCTTACGCAGCAAGAATTTTCTGAACGTATAGGTGTCAAAAGAAACACCGTTGCACAATATGAAATGGGGAGAAACCCCCCCAATGATACGGTAATCACCCTAATTTGTCGGGAATTTAACGTGTCGGAGGAATGGCTCCGCACCGGCGCAGGTGATATGTTCCAGCCAAAGTCCCGCAATGAGGAGCTTTTCGAGTTTGCGGCCAAGGTGGCGGAGGGCGATCCCGGCAGCATCCAGGCGCAGCTGCTGGCTGTTATGTCTCGCCTGACGGATGAACAGTGGGAAGTCCTGGCCCAGGTGGCCCGGGAATTTGTGGAGGAAACAAAAAAAT